CCAATAATTTGCAACATCTTTGGTGTCATCGCCAGTGAATATGATTGATGGCGTTTGATAATTGGTGACGATAGTGTTTAATTTGCTGATCAGGCCGGCGTTGTCAGTGCCATCACTTTTAAACCCGAGGGTGCGAACATTGATTGAGCCGTTGGTAAGCCGCATGAGGTAGCGACCGCCGGTGGTCGCCGCCTGACTCGACGGAAGGATGCAGACATCGCCATCAGCCGCCGTCGGAGTGGTCGATGTCCCCTTCGAACAAAAAGAACTAGGATTCCAATCATAGAAGACAGCGCCGCCATCGCCAGCAGCGTTGTAGCCCTGCTGCATGAGGGTGTTGGTGGAGAACGCAGTGACGGCGCTTATTAACGCAGCATGGGTTGTAAAATTGGTCAGACCCGCTCCGCCGGCGATGGTGACCGAGGCGTTCGGCGTCGTGCCGGCGACGGAAGCGCCGTTGAAGGTGATTTGGCCGGTGTTAGCGACGCTATTAGTGCCGTCGGTGACGGTCAGGCTCCCGCCGCCGCCGCCTGCCGGCGTCGCCCACGTCGCGTCACCACGCCAGAACGTCGTCGAGTTCGCTCCTGCGCCGCCATTCAAATGACTGACTGCGAGGTTGCCGGTAACCCCGGTAGCCAATGGCAAATTGGTGCCGTTGACCAAACTGACAACTGACGGCGTGCCAAGATTGGGCGTAACGAAAACCGGCGAAGTCGCCCTGACGATTGACCCGGTTCCGGTTCCAGGCGCCGGAATGACGGTGTTGGAAGGTCCGTTGCCGAGCACATCGCCATTGGCGAAGCCGCTCGTCGCCGAGGACCCGTTGGTAATTGGGCCGCCTCCAGTCCCTCCGCCGCCACCGCCGATCGTGCTCTGGATGACCGAGAACGGCACGCTCTTGGTGGTATATCCAGTTGCTGTTCCAGGCGTACTCTGCGCCATTGGGAACAGATCGGCGGGAGCAACCGTCGTCGCGCGCGGCAAGCTCGAAATCGCTTGCGCGTGCGCCGCAGAGGCGAATCCGATGGCTGCGAGAGCTGTAAGAAAGCGTTTCATCATTCGACCAATATCGGCTGACCGTCCTCAGTGAGTATCGGCGTGCCGTCCTCATTCAAGAGATAGTTGCGAGTCGGCGGAAGAGGGGTTGCTCCTGTACAGGCGTCATCAGTCCAAATTGACAAACACGGCGTCTCAGGCGTCCACAGTCCAAATGCGATGTCTTCGGCCGAATAGTGGCCATAATTGTATTGACCACTATTATAGGGGCCAGACATCGCTTACCCAAAACTCCGTCTACCCGTCCGGCTGAGACGAGAACCAGACGCCCTGGATCTCATATATTCATTGTTCAATTTCAATATCGTGTCTTCCGCCAGTTGCTTCCAGTTGGCCGCTGATTGCTCTTCGCCAATAGCGTGCATCGCCGCATTCATCATACAGGAATACAAATACAAACTTGGATATTTTGTATAGAGCCATGATGTCTGCGTGTCGGAGAGAACAGGAACTGCGCTGAAATAGGCGATCTTATAAGTCGTTCCGTTCACCGTGTCGGGAATGCCGCCAAAATAAATCTCAGTGCCGACAATCGTGTAAAATAAACTCGTAGTCGGAAAAGAATATTGATCGTTTCTAACCGTAGTTCGAAAAAATTCATCCTGCGGCTTATAATGAATTGGCGTAAAGCCATCAGCTCCGACCGTGCTTTCGATCCGGACAAGCTGCATCTCCAGCCAGTCAGGCGGCAATTGTCCACACCGATCGGCGATTTGACTCGCAGAATGTTTAATCATCAGCGCAATGCGCAGTTCCTGGTTGAACTTCTGTTCGGCCATCCGGATGAATGAAACAACCAGGGCATCGCTCCAGTCCTGGCGATTCGCCCAATCCTTGATCGAAGCTTGGAGATCGGCGAAATCGGTCATTATTGGCCCCCCTGCGGCGCAGCCATTAACCGACCAATATGAGCAGCAAGAGATTGTTGTATTGGATCAATTGGCCGCTGATATTGAAGCGGCGTTTGGTATGTTTGACGTGGCACCGGTTCTGGTAGTGGTCCCAATGGTAAATTGGGCGGTATCGAATAACCGGGGTTCATCGGCGGATACCATGGCGGAAGCTGCTGCTGCGGAACGGTAAATGGTGGATACCCATGTGCCCTTTGTACTGCTGCAGCTATCTGAGATTCGAAATCTCCCTGATCAGAAGCGCCCCCCGGCATAGGCGTCGGCAAATCAGGATCAGAGGCTTGCCGCGCAATCGGCGGCGGTCCCGTCGAAGCTCCTCTTCTATCCTCAATAGGCGCGGTCATGTTAGGCATCTGATCATAAGGCGACATGCCCGCTGTTTGCCCGAGAATTGGCGTTGAAGCCGGCATCCGCCGATAAGCAGGCGGCAAATTACCGAATATTCTAGGATCGCCGTCGCTCACTTGCCGCGCTTGCCTCCGTGATAATTCGGGCCGCCCGGCGCCGCGCCCTTCGAACGCGCAATCGCGCCGATGACAGCGCCCGGCACGCCCTCGGACTTCAGTTTCGCGGCGCGGCCGCCGTGTCCGAGCGCCGTGCTCTTGCCGCCGAACCTCTTGGGTATCTTACCCTTGTCAAAAGCCGTCGCCATTACTTTCCTCCTGGACGTGGTGTTTTACTCGGACTTCCACGCGGCGTTCCGTCCATCGGCCGCTCCGGCGCGGATTTGGTTATCGTCACCGAACGCTTATCATTCGGCCGTTTAAAAAGCCCTTGCGGCCCCTGCCTTTGAAGCGGCGGTGTAAGAGGCCCTCGTAATGCCATCAGACTCTCCCTTTCCAGATACGCCATTCGTCCGCTTCAGGACTGTTCAACCACTTTTTGAATAGCGGCTCATCAAAGTAAATTTCCCGCCGAATCAAATCCTCGACGACAAAAAGCGGCAAGCGCGCCACGATCTTGTTTTTGCCATGCCGCATGTGCTCGCGATCGCGCGCGATACCGTCGAGGATTGGCTCGACGTCCTGCTCGCTCAGAATGCCGAACTTGTTCGGCTCCCCGTCTTCCCAGGTGATGGTCTTGCGGACGCCGGCCTCGTCTTTGAAGACGCGCTTGTGCTCGCTCATAGCGGCGTGCCTCCATTACCGGCGATCCAGATCGGCGTCGCCCCTCCAGGAGGAGGCGCTCGATAAGACGCGACCCAAACCAAAGTGGGCCCGACCGGCGGCGTGCGACCGTAGCCCACAATCCAGGCCATGGTCGCTCCAGCCACGGCCTTGCCATAGGAGGCGATGTAGACCGCCGTGGCGCCACCGGGCGGCGCGTTGCCGTAAGAAGTGATCCACATCGGGGTCGATAAGGCCATGGCTGGCCTCCCGCGCTGTGGATTACGCCTTGATTCCGTTGAAGAGGATGTGTGCGAGCGGATTTCTCATCTCAATACCCCATTCAACGACGATCATTCGAGTCTCGGCGTCGCCGACGCGCGCCATCAGATACTGACGGAATGATCGGAAGAAGGCGTAGGCGATGTAGTCGGGATCGATCAGGAGTCCGACGTCAGTCGGAATCCAACGCGACGGGATGCATTTCACCCGGCCGAAATCGGTCGCGATGACGTCGACGGTCGAAACCACCTCGGTCTTACCGACTAGCACTTGCGTGGTCGACCGGCCGACGAACGTCGATACCGTGCGCCGCGGCCCGGGCGGCACGATCAAGAGCGTCGGGCTGGCGCCGTTGGTATAGGCGAGCTGCATCGCGTCGCCGAGCATCTGCTCAGTGATTGACACTTGCGAGCCGCCCGCGACCGCGGCGAAAGCGTCAGTCGACAGCACCGGCAGACCGGCGGTGACCGTGCCCGGCGCAATCGCGCCGTTGGGCGCCGCCGCTTTATTGGTCGCGCGCCCGAGCCAATGCGAGACGGCTTCCGTCTGCCGCGCAGTCGGCGTCGTGTCGTCGCCATTGATGCGCGGATCACGCCCCGAGCCAATCGCCTCCATGTCGGACTTGAGCACCTTCGAAATCAGCGCCATCTGATGCGCCATTTCGTTCGCCTTGCCCGCGGCGTCGACTTCCTCCTGAGTGCCTGACACCGTGGCGTCGCGCACGCTGATTTGCGTAACGTTGTTCACCCGGGTCGTCGGCGTTGACAGCGACGCGCCGCCGACCGGATTGCCGAGCTGGAAACCTTCGAACTGCGCATTGGCGAGATTGACGGTTGGCAGAAACTCCGTCTGCCAATCGAAGGTCCGGTTTTTAACATTTCGACGCTTGGTCGCCGACATCAGCGGCGTATCGAAAGGATCGATGTTGTAGATGGCGTTAGACAAATCTTCTCTGTTGCCCGTCGCCGCATAAGTGGTGAAGGCTTGCGAAACTTTAGGCACTGGGATCTCCCCGGATTAGAGCAATCGTCGAAACACGTCTGCGGCGTCATCTAAACGGCCGCTGCTCGCCAATTGGCGCTGTGCGTCGTCGAGGCCCTTTCGCCGCGCATTCCCGCTAAGGGGGGTAGCCGCGCCGGGGGTCAACGTCCTGCCCTTTCCTACGATGACAGGCTTGGGCTTATTCGCCTGCATCCGGTCGTACTTGCTCGCCTTCCAAAGGATGTCGAGCATCCTAGGGTCAAAGACCGTGGCGATCTCCTGAGCGCTGAACCCGGACGACGATGCCGTACGATGCATCGACTGAACGTTTTTGGTCAGCGTCGGTTCATCCGGCATGAACTTGATGTGGTCCGTGACGAATTTATTGTAGCCATTTACCGCATAGTTTTGCAGTTGTCTATCTGCCTCCTGTCGTTGCCATTCCTCACGCTCGGCGCGCGCCTGACGCGACTGCGCCAGCTTCGCATACATGATCTGGTAGATTTTCTGCTGGTTGCGCGCGCCGGCCGGATTGGCGGCGAATTCCTGATCCCAATTCGGTTCGGGCGGGATCAGATTGCCCAGATCCTCTTCATACTCGGCCTTCGCTTTCTGCCAGTCCGCCCAATTCTGATTGAGCTGTGCAACGCTGGCCTCAAACTGCTGGTACTGCTGCTTGAGCTGCTCCAATCGCTGGTGAAACGTCACCTGACGAATGTAGCCGCGCAGCGCCTCGGGAACTGAAACCGCATATTGCTTGCCGTCGATGACGATCGGGTGTTTTTCGCCTTCGTCCTCTAAAAGCAGTTCTTGTTCTTGTCTCTCCGCATCGATGGGCTGATCGGCGCTGTCGACTTCTGACTCAGTCTCCTCTGACTCCCATCCTTCGTCCTCGGAGGAGCGTTGTAGCCCCTTGGCGCTGTCTTCAACTGATTGTCGGCGGCCGCGTCCTCTGGTGCCCTCTTCATCGCCATCTGCGAGCTCCCGTTCACGCGCGCGAAGTCGCGAATCATCCCCGCCGTCACGCGTGTCTCCAGTCAGGGAATCTCCTTCAATCGGCCGCAAGCTGAACATCGACTCCGGTTTCTCGCTATGAGAAAGCGGCTGTCCCTTTTGATCGACCGGTGGCGTCTGCGGCGCCAATTCGCGACCAAACATGCCTGCGACTGCATCAATACCTTCGGGCATTATTTCCTCGATTTTGCGCCCGCTGCTGCGCTACCGCTTCGCTGTTGATCAAATGCTGCAAAGCCTGCGCAACCGATTCTAACACCCGCAGCTGCGCGACCAGCTCGTCTTTCGTTTCTCGATCCGGCCTGCTGTTGAGCAACTGACCCAACCATTGCTTGTGCAAAAGAGCGGCGGCGACTTTGAAGGCGGAATTTTCACTCAGCAACTCCCTCGCTTCGCGCGCTAAGTCTCTGCGCTCTTCCGGATCGGCGCGCGGCATCTCGTTCATGACGGCTCGCCCGACTCATTCGGCTGGTTCTGCTCGCCCGCCATGCCGATCGCATGCTGCGAGGCGACCTTGGCCATCCCTTGCATGTGCTGGCTAACGACCTTGGCCATCCCTTGCATATGCGCCGACGCGGCTTTCTGTTGCGCCGCGGCCAAATCGCCTTGCGCCTGCTGATTCTTCAGATCCGACTCCTGCTGCGCCTGCGCCATGTCGAGCTGGTCTTGCTGATCCTGCGATTCGGAGTCGCCCTGATCCTTCATCAGCTGACTGGCGAGCTGCGCCAGTTTGGATTGATGATCGATGCCTGCCTTCTGGCCTTCGAGATCGAGCTTCTGGAAGTCGTACGCGGTCTTCGCCTGCAATTGACGATGCTTGAATGCATTGTCGGCGCTCGCCTTAGCGATGTCGAGATTCTGCTGCCCGATCGCCTTGGCGGTGTCGGACCGAACCTTCTCCATCTGCGCCTGCGCGGCCATCGCCATCGGATCCGGCGTCTTCGGTTGCGCCATGATCGCTTGCATCTGCTGCGGCGTCGGCGTTTTGAAGTATCTCCCGACGTTTTTGATGTTGGCGATCGACAGCATGTCAGTGATGGTGTTGATCATCTCCGGAATGCCGACCACCGGGTTTTGCAAACCGTATTGCGTGATGATCGTCTGCTGATCCTGCTTGATCGATTGCAAAGCCATCATGCGCGTCATGTCCGAGCCCTTGCCGAGATTGGCGTTGACCTCCACCGCCATCGATGCGTCAAACGTGCTCGTGTCGTAAGGAATGAAGCGACCGCGAATCTTCAGAGTGCGCCGCTGGTTGGGGTTCTCGCAAATTTCGTTGTAAAGGCCCGAGAACAGATCCTTGAACCCCGTCTCGCACAGCACGCGCGCCACGAGTTCAGTGCGCTCCTGCGCGCCGTTGATCACCGCCTCGACGCCAATCATCGTCGAGGACTGCAACGCTTTCGGATCAAGCCCCTTCGCGGCATCGCTCAAGCCTGTGCGCCGCTGCAGCACCTCGTTGAGCATCTGCACCACGGGCAACGCCTGCTGACCAAGGAACGGCGTGTTGGTGAACAGCACCGTGTCTTTCGGATCGCCGCGCGTGCGGATAATCGCGCCGAGATCGTCACTCATCGCATCGTCGACAGTGACCATCAGCTCGTTGACTACCGTCTTCGGATTGATCGCCTCGGCCGCGCTGTCGAGAATCGATCGCATCATGTTGGTCTTGATGCGTTGGATGTCCTCGGTGTAGTCGGCCAGGCTGTCGCCGACGATGGTATGCGAAATCGGGTCGCAAGAGAACAGCGCGAACTTGACCCGGTTGGCCTCCTCGTCGGAGACGATCTTATGGTTCTGCCCCATCGTGCAGATGTAGCGCAGCTCGGGCACGCCATCGCCATCGGCGTCGATCCGGATGTACCACTCGCCGTATTTGACGCCATCGCCCATCTGACTGCCCATGAAGCGGCCAGGATTGCGTAACTGCGGCTCAGTGGTGAACGTCGACTCCGCGGTTTGAATGTGCTCAAGACACGTCTCGCGGTCGTAGCCCATCGCGATCAGCTGATCGACCGGAACAATCCGCTCGTGACCGACCAAACGGCTGTCGCGGAAAGTGCGCGCAAAGCGATCAATGCGCATCTCTTCCGGCGGCACGCCGGCGACTTTGATGATCGGTTTCGACACTTCGAATTCAATCACAACGTGATCGTAAACCGGCGGCGGCGGCATGGTGAGTTGCGAAGGCAAAGCCGGCGTCCCCAGGGAAGACAGAGGAGACGCCGGCCCGGCCGGCGGCATGGGGCCAGGGGGCGGCCCCATAGGAGAGCCGCCAACAGCAGAAGGCTCGGGAGGAGGCGGCGGAGATCCAAATGAGGGCGCCAGCGGCGACGGCCCAGGCAAAGATCCCGAACCCATTCCCGACAATCCCGACGGCGGCGGCGGTTGCGGAGGCGCTCCAGTCGGCAGCGCATTCGGCGAAAGTCCCGGCGTCGGCGACATGGTCATCGGCATCGGCGCCGGATTGCCGATCTCGATCAACTTGGCGCTCGGATCTTCAGAGAGGAGAGTCTGAATCTGATCGGCGGTGACGTTGAGGAACTGCTTGCGCTGCTTTTCCTTGTGCGCGTCAGTCCACCACTTCACGAAGCCTGTCTTCACGGTGAGCGCGTCCTTGAACGCGCCATAGAGGATCAGGAATCCGGGGTTGTCGTTCCAGAACGTATAGTTGACGTAATCGGTCGCCTGATCCGACTCTAGCATCTCGGCTTCGGACCGCGGCACCAACGCCACCGGCGCTTCCGACGCGCTGAATAGCCGCACCAGACTCGGCAACATCATCATCACCGCGTCGCGCACGTCGGTCGAGACGAAGGTCGAACGATTTGGCTGGTTAGTGTTGTCCTTGTCGAGGATCTCGCCCAGCGTCGCCAGCGGATCTTCGCCGATGTAAGGCTCGCCCGGATTATAGGGGCCAATCCATGGCTCATAGCCGTAGTAGTAGAGCTGCGCTTGCGAGCGGCCGGTGGCGAGAATCGTGTTCTCGTAATCGGTCGCGTCCGACATCATCATGTGAAGATAGTTTTCGTACGAATCCGGAATCGACGGATCGTAAGCGCTCGCCGACGTGCCTTCTTGATTCTTGAAATGCGTGAAGATGCGTTCGAGAGCCATCGTCAGCTTACCCGAAAGACGAGACGCGAATCCTTAACACGGTTTTCCGGGTTCAGCGAGCCGGCGGCTCTTGCGCCTGCTCCATCGCTTTCAGTAACCCTATCGCCGTCGGAACGATCATGCCCCATTCATGCGCGCGCGGACCCTTGAGATCGCTCATCCGTTTCGCCAACGCCGCAAGCTCGCGTACGAGCTGCAACGGCTCGTCGAACGTAATCGCCGCATTCAAATCATAGCCGCCAAAGCCCTTACCGCGCTTCCCGGTCTCCGCTTCAGCCGGCGCATCCGGATTGTAACGCACGCTTTCAACTTCCGGTTCGCTCATCGTCTTCTCCTCACACCAAACCTCGAATCATGCGCCGCAACCGCCCGGGCCGCTGTAATCCTGAAATCATCGGCAAGCCGACGCAAGCCGTCCTAAACGCGTCAGCGCCGTGACTCGCGTCATCATGCACCGCAGTCCCCGTCTTGCCGCGCCGATAAGACCGCAACCGCGCTAGCCCGCGCTTGCATTTCGTCTCGTCGAACCAGCTCATGCCGAGCACGCCGCGCGCCGCGGCGATCCCATCGGCAACATCATGACGCGGCACCGCGATCACCGGTGCGTCGAGCAAATCGCTCAGCTCCTGCTTGCGCGAATGCCCGGTCATCAATTCGCGCGCCGCGACATCATGCGGCAACAGATGCGCGCGATAGGAGAAGCCGCCCTTCTCGGCCCGCTGCGCGATCAAGTCAACGTAGTGTGACAGCTTGCGGCCCCGATCCTCGATGTAGTCGATCCAATGCACCTCGCGCCCCGCCAACTGCCCGAACCACACACACTGAAAATCGCTGATGCCGAGATCCCAGCCAGTGAAAACGCTGGAATTCAAGTCGACGCCGACCTTGGTCACCCTCCCAGCGTTCTGCAACGTGTTGAGCGCCTCTTGGTAATACGCTCCCTCCACCGGCGCGTCGAACGAACACAGCATCTCACGCGCAAACTCATCCGCCGCCATGTCCCGCACCATCTCCGCCACCTCCGCGGACTTCAATGCCGTCTCGCCCGTGCTGGTCACCGGAATCTCAAACACATCCCACGTCGCATCGCCCTCGGCGCGCAACTTGAGAGCATGAAAATGATCCTCGCCCGCCGCCGTCCCGCTCACAATGGCGAAACCTCGATAGTCCGCCAGACAAGGCCGAACCACAGAAGTGAGCGCGTTGGGATGCAACAGCGGATATTCGTCGAGAACAGCCCCGTCGAGATAAATACCCCGCATCCGCTCATACGCCAACGCGCCGCCGTAAAGCCGGATGGTCGCTTGGTTGGGCAAGATCACCATCAACTCGCCCTCAAGATAACGCGTGCCCGGAATCGCCTCGGTGTAATGTTTCAAATAACCCCAAACCAAATCCTTCGCCGCATCGAACGAGGGCCCAATGTAAGCGTACCGCGGCGGCGGCGTCGACCGATCGTTGCGGTTCGCCGCCCGAATCAGATGATTCACCAACGCAACCGTCTTGCCAGCACGCCGATGCGCAACAACGAAAATCCAACGCTTGCGGCTCGCGTGAAGAGATACGAAATGAGGACGCGGAAAATAGGGAACCTTGGCAGGGATGATGGGCGACTCCGATTGAGCCCGCGCCGCCTCAGCCATCGTCGTCAGACAACTTGGAGTCGCCGGAAATCACAGGCGTCTCCGAGGATGACGAAGCCAACGGCTCGTCTAACCAGGAAACAACAATCTTGCCCGCACTCGGCATGCTCGTCTGCAAATTCCCCGCCGGCGCAGGACTCATCAAATGCCCCTGCGCAGCACGCGTCGCTAAAACCTTCGTGGAAGCCCACTCCAAACGCCGCGCGTCCGCATTGACGTCGAAAAGAGTGCTAATCGGAACACTGATCGCCTTGATGATCACAACATCATACGCCTCCGCCAGAATCCTCTGAAGCCGAGGAGAACCGCGAACCAGCCGACTCAGCCGCATAATGCTGACC